ATGCTGGAAAAAGCCAAGCGTCCCCGATTCGCTGCCGATGCTCTCCTCAGCCGTTTCCACATCAAGAGGTGTTCGCCCCTCGCCGGTAACGGTGACCCGGTTAGTCAGATTACTGTAACTGTCGTCCGGTGAAAACTCCAGCAAATTGGCCGTTGAACCGTAGATATGATCGATGGAGTTATTCTTGGCGATACGCCGCGCCCGGACGGCATCGTCCGCCAGCGATACACCCATATAGTAGCCATACCGGTTGGTGATGCTCTCCACCGCTGCTTTGACGGTCATGTCCAGCCATTGGTAGTACAGCACATTCTCACCGCTCATGGCGCTTAAATCCAGGTCTGTCTGCTCTATTCCCGCATAGCTCTGCAAAAGATTGCCAAGCGCCGCATCCGGCGTAATCCCGCTGTAATACACGCTGGCGACAATGCCCAAGTTCTCCCACAGCGTGCTCCGGTCCTCACACTCAACGGATATGACCGGATAGTTTCCACGTTTATATGACAGCTTGACTCCCGTCAGCACATACACGCTGGTCCCTTCCTGCCAGTAATCCACGCCGTCGATTTTCTCGCCCCAACGCAAGGTGATCTTCTTTCCCTTTTTCAGATAGCGCGAAAGCAAGGAGGCTTGATTGTGAGGATCGTACAGGTGCCCTTTGTCCAAGGAAAAAGTCAGTTTGCCCGGCTGTCCGTCAATGCTCCGTGTCTGCTCAATCGCCTGCCCGCGCACCAGTCCAGCGGACAAATCCAACATTCCGGCTTCCTTGTCCCAATACAACTGCTCTCCCGCGCCGCTATTCCAGCGGGTCCAAAACGCATACAGACCGCTGGTAGCCGGGTCAACCGCAAGAGTGGCCGAATAGTCACGACTGCCTTTTACCAGCGGAGCCGGCGCGCCAAAATTCCACACCCCGCCGGAATACATCGCGTCGATATACTGGGTTTGCTCAATTTTCCCGGCCACCGGAAAGGCAACCACGCCTGTAAACTGATTTGTCGGATCGCGCACGCCCATAAATATCAGTTCATTGCCGGAGTCATAGGCAATGCTTGAGCCGCTGAATTCACTGATGCCTGTAGGGAATACTCCCGGCGTGGTCGTGTTGTTGATCAAGCTCCACGTTTCGGTTTGCGTATCCAGCAAAGCCACGCCGCCTTTGCAAGACGCTATAATATTTCCGTTGGATGTCGCCGTAAGGTTTCTAAACTGAGCATCCTGCGGACCACCAGAGATAATCCCGGACGGCAGATACCACTTGGCCGCGCCGCTCGCCAAATCAACCGATACGACACCCCAGTAGTTTGACTGCCCGTAACTTGTTGTATATAGCCATTGCCCGGCATAAAGCTTGCCGCCGACAATCACCGGATTGACCGCACCGTAATAGGGGAAATTGGTCAGGCTGTCCTGGTAGTAGTAATGCCGGTACAAGCCCCCGCCGCTCAGCATAAAAATCCGGATGCTGCCGCCCCAGGAAATGCCGCCAACCAGACCTTTGGTGCAGTAGATCAGATACCCGTTTGTCTTATCAAGCACCATGCTGTCTGCCATGGTATCGATCGTATCCGGAATCGTCGCACTGAAAATATCGGTCGTAAACGTCGTAAAGACCGTGCACGACGGAGCTGCCTGGGTGTAATCGAGCGTCATTATTTGGGCGGTGCAGCTGTTGCCCGTTTTCATAAAGCCAAAGTACAGCGTGTTCGTGTCCGCATCAACTTGGACACCGGCCAGATACTCCCAATGATACGTGCTGCTCCAGGGAACATTGGCTACATTTTGCGTAAGGCCGTAGCTACTGTTGTCCTCCAGCGACAGTATCTTCATACTGTTGGCGGAATCATCCAGCACCAGAATCTGCGCATCCTGCGCGAGCATAGCAAGAATAGCGCCGCTGCCATGGCAGTATAACACGTGATTCTCCCGGAAAAACTGCGGGATGGCCGGCACCGTGTTGCCATTCCAGAAACGGTCAATCGTCCAAGTATCCGCGTCGATTCGCACAATACCATAGATAGTTTTGGTGCCAACATACGTGTTACCGTACACAGCATAAAGCTTGCGAGTGGACGAATTAAAATGCAGGCATTTTATTGCCTGGCTGCTTTCATCCGTCCAGTACGGGCTGGACTTGTCCATAACAAGAGAGGTTTTGACGGAATCATACGCCAGCACGATTTCCGCAGCCAGTTTTTGCACTGCGGCTGGCCGTCTGGCGATTTCCGACGGCGCGGTGAAGCTGGTCAAGCTGACCGCCGCGCTCCAGTTTGCCCCATCATCGGCGCTTTTGCTGTAATACAGGTTATAGACAGCCGTGGTATCTGTATCCCCGGCGATCATGTAGGTGAAAAATAGCCAGATGGTTCCGTCCGCCTGCCGAAACAGGCAGGTATCGAGTTTCTTCCGGCTCGACAGCACGCCGGATATCGCAGGCTCCGCAGCCGTGCTCCAGCTGCCGCCCGGAACAGAAGCCGTTGTCTTATACAGCTTGCTGCCCGGCGTCCAGTATAGCGTCCCCAGCACAGAAGCCGCGCCGCCGCTGAAAGCGGTTTTCTTCAGGCGTGTTCCGTCAACAGTCAAAGTCAGGATGTTTCCTGCCGTTCCGGCTGTCAGTGCGGTTAACGCGAGGGTTCTGTCATTTCTGGCCGCGCTCGCCTTGGTGCTGGCAACGGTTCCGGTGCCGTAGCGCACCCCTGCCCCGGTTCCTTCGTAAGTCCCCGCCGTAATCGCGCAGCGCAGGTTCTCAGCGCAGATCTCGCGGCCCAGCGTGTCAATTTTGACCTCATTGGCAACCGCTGGGGAGGATAGCGTCGTGCGCCAGGTATAAGTTTTGTCGCCAATCACCACCGTATCGCCGTCCAGCGGCATCCCTTCTACGATGATGGAGCCGACCGCAAACCTAGCCGCTGTCACCGTATACCAGAACTTTTGCCCCGTCCAATAGGTGCCGGCGGCGAAGGTAACATTTGTCCCCTCGGTGATGGCCTGGGCTGACCCGGTCATGGTAATCTCGCTTGACCATGCACCATCGCCTTTTTTCCATTTGAATTTCGCCGTTGTTTGCGTGCCGTCCGCCGTAACCTCAATATAAATTGTGCTGTCATTCGTTCCGGTGTAGGTCCCGCTTCGCGTCGCCGATATGGCGATATCCTGGATGTAGGTCGCCAGATACCCTGTGCCTGTCCGGCAAATGGACGGCGAATAGACGGACAGCGTCTGCCCTGACTTGATGCTGTACTGGATAACGCCGGAACCGTCATACGAGAAAGTAGCGACCTTCAGATTGTACTTTCCGCTGCTGTCCAGCAATACATAGGCCAAAGCCAAGTTGCCGTCCGCCATCTCCGTCAGCGATAGGTCGTAAAACTTCCCGCTTCCGGTTGTTGAAAACAAATCCGCATAGTGAAACTCCACTCTTTGTGGATCGGTATAGACCAGCTTGGCCGACCTTGCCGGATAATTGATGGTATCAAATTCATCCTGCGTATAGACAGCGATCAATCGCCCGCTGGAATGGGTAATGCTCACAGCCCCGGTCTGGTCAAGGGTTTCCGCATTCAAGCGTTGGCCGGCCAGCGGCAGGTCATCGGCAAACTGCCCAGCCTTGATTTCCACGATGGGATAGCGGCTCGCGCTATCCTGAGCGGCCAAAAGCGCGGCGCTTAACACATTGCCCATTACGTCACCACCTCGTCTAAAAGTATCAGGGTCATGGCGACATTCAGCATGTATTCGTTGTTCTTGTCAAAGAGCAGCGAACCGTCGAAGGCAGTGATTTTTACGTGATAGACTTTACCGCCGATGCCGCTTTCCCATACCACTACATTCCCCGCCTGGTACAGAGCGTCCAGGGTTTCAAACAAAGCAACCGTCATGGACTTCCAGGTCAGCTTAATTTCCTTTCCGGCAAGAATGCTGCCCCAGTCAAAGACAGTAACGCCGCCGTAGGTACTGACCACGGCGGTCGTTCTCGTTGCTCTCGGTTTGGTGCAGTCAAGCGGAGTATACTGTTCCGGCAAGGTGATGCCGCTGATGATCATGCCCTCGCCTCCTCATAGATAATTCGCTGCACCAATTCGGTGATTTCGGATCTGAGCCGTCCGGCCAGCCGTGGATTGTTTTCGCCGGCAACACTCACCGGCACGCTGATTTGATGATAGGTGTCGCCGCTTTCCATGAGCCGTTTAGTGTCTTGCGCATTGTAGACGTAACCGCCACGGTTGAAGTTGATCAGTTCCGGCCCTTTTTCACCCACGAGCGCATAACCGCCGGAATAATTGCCGCCGGAAGCAAACCCAGGAATATTGTTATTACTAAAAAAGTTGCTGCCGAACAGCCCCATCATAAGCCTGGCGGCAAGCCACTTGGCAATCATGTCGTTGATCATCTTCAGCACACTCTTGGCTAGGTCTTGAAAGGCGTCGCCAATGGACTTGGTGCCGTTCAAGACATCGGAAAAGAAGGTCGAAAAACCGCTATAAAGGCCGTCCGTAAGCTCTGCCATATACGACATGGATGTACGGTGCGCTTCCTGCCAGATCTTATAATAGGAGTCGATCATCTGCTGCCGACCGGACAGTTCGCGCTCCTGCATGGCTTCTTCTTTATTAAGCAATTCTTGGAAACGCGCCAAGTCTCCATCTTCACGCGCCCGGTCCAGCTCCTCCTGGAACTTGACGCGCTCATAGTGCAAATCTTTGATGCGCTGGTTTTTCTCCGCTTCAATGGCGACCTGCTCGGCAGCCGCCTGGCGGCTAAACTCCACCATGCCTGTTTCCGTAATGGTGAACTGGATTCCATTGGCTTCCCACGCTTTGCGGAACTGCTCCTGCTGAGCGGCTGTGCCGGCGGAATACTCCAGGGCAAGATCTCTGTATTTTTTCCGCACTTCCTCAATCTGCCGCGCCGTGTCGGTTTCGATGTCAAACTTCTGCTTGTCAACGCCAGCCAGGCCAATCCCGCCTAGCTTATCGGAAAGACTCCGGGCCAAGTCAGCCGCCTGATCGGCAATCCGGTTGTTTTCCTTTTGCTCGTCCAGCAAAATCTTTTTCTTTTTGGCGGCGTAAATTTCATTAAGCCGCAGAACATCACGCTCATAATTTTCATTGGCTTCTTTGGATTCGTTTAAGGTTTCCAATTCATCGGCATACCAGGCATCAAGGGCGTCCATCTGGGTGGCGGTAAGCTGCAGCCATTCTTTTTCAATCGCCTTGCTCGCCTGCTCCGCTTTTTTCTGCAGTTTCTCAAAATCTTTTGCCGCTTTGTCAGTTCCGCTGCCGCTCGCTGGCGAACTGGTGCTTGGAGCGGCATTCGTAAGTCCAGTGAATTTGGTGTTGGGTTTCGTCATTTGGGGAAGCAGGGCGGATATATCCTTGCGGCTAAAGCCAAAGCTGAACTTGCCTGCCGCCACACCGATTTTGTCTATTCCCTCAGTGACCTTGTTAAACCAGTTTCCTACCGAATCGGGAATGAACTGGGCAAAAAAACTTTTCAGCGGACTGAGTTTGTCTACAATCCAGTTGATTCCCTGTGCAACCAACTCTTTAATGCTGGCCCAGGCGCCGTCGATGAAATCTACGATGCCGTTCCATACGCTTGAGGTGGCTTCACCCGCCGCGTTCCAGCCATCTCCAATGAACTGGGCCACCGCACTCAGCGCATCTTCAACAAGACCGGTGATCCAATTCCACGCTTCGGATATGGCCGTAACTACGCTGTTCCAGATGCCAACCGTGAAACTTACGATTGTATGCCAAGTGTCGGAAATAGCTGTAGTCACTGTGGTCACAGCATTGTCTACGACATTGGTAATCGCGTTCCAGGCATCAGTAAAGATGTCCGTGACCGTACTCCACAAAGTGCTGAAAAGCTCGGACAGCGACTCCCAGTTGACCCAAATCTCGTAGGCCAGCAAGCCAACCGCCGCGCCAATCGCGATGAAAGACAGAAGCGGTGCGAGCGCCGTCCAAGTCGCGATTCCAAGCGCCACCATTGCCGGAACCGCCGCGCCTAAAAGTGCTCCGGAAAGGACGAACACCGAAGCGATTACTTCCGGCGGAATCATGCCTTGCAACGCTTCTTTCAACCCGAGCGCCTTCACCGCCGCGCCAAATTGCGACAGCCAGTCGGCAACGCCTTGCAACTTTTCCACTAGGTTTAGGTTTTTCGCGATGCTGTCGCCGATTTCCACCATGACCATGCTCACATTATCCTTGATAGTCGACATGAATCCGGGGATGGTCTTGCTCATGGCTTCCATGCCGCCCTGGAATTTGGACTGCATGCCCATTAAAAGCGCGTTGATTCCGGTAGTGCTGTCAATCGCCCCTTGCTCTGCCATTTTCATGGCTGTGGGAATATCTTTTCCAATGGCGTCCGCCAGGAACTTCCACGCCGGCACTCCGGCTTCGGCCAGCTGCATCATCTCTTCGGCGGACACTTTCCCTTTGGCTTGCATCTGGCCGATTGCGTTGGTCAAGCGGCTGATGCCTTCCTCGCCGATGCCCAGCATGGCCGCCGCGTCGCCGATTGCTGCCAGCATCGGAATGATGTCTTGCGACGCAAAGCCGAAGGCCAACAATTTTTTCGATGCAGTTAAAAGCCCCGGCAGTTCAAAAGGAGTATCCGCAGCAAAGGTTGCCAGATCGGCGAGCATTTTTTCCGCTGCCTTGGCGTCGCCCAGCAGTGTGGTTAATGCTTTGCGGCTGGCATCCATGTCGCCTGCCAGTTTGATGCTGGCAACCCCGAAAGCGGCGAGAGCTGCCGTCGCGGCGGCTAGGCCGGTGGCAATGCTCTCCGACGCTGCCATCGCTTCCGAGCCAAGCCCTTTGCGGAGTGCGCGCTTTGTGCTCTCCCATTTTTTTAAGAAATCGCTGTTGTCCCCGCCGATAAAAATCGTCATCGAAGCGTTCCCGGCCATAGTCTCACCCCACTTTCGACAGCAAGTCTTTTATTGCCATCTTGGCTTCATCTTGCGTTACTTTTTGTTTTTCTTTCGGCTCACGGCCGAGCAGCATATCCACCGTAACCGGCTTTTTCAGATCGCGTGACGTGCAGGTGTTGATAATGGAAGCCACAAAACCCGCTGTCATTATTTGTTCCTGCCTGGTTCGCCAGTGATAGCCTTCCGCCAGTTCGTAAAACTCACCGAAGGTCAGCCGGCCAAATTCCCATGGCTTTAAGCCCAAAGGGCCGTAAGCCACCGGCGCGGCTTTTTCGATCCACTGGGCTACGGTGGTCACTCGTTTCCCTCGTCGATCTCCTCTTGCGCTCCTTCTTCATCGGCCAGACTTTCGCCCATGATCTTCGATGCCTTGATGGCTTCCCCGATCTTGCCGGCCAGTTCCCCGAAGTTTCCGCCGGCTTCCATGTATTCCTGCATCATTAGCCCCACGCGCTGCAAGGTAATCCCTTTTTCCGCATGCTTTAAGCCGCCCCACAGCAGAATGCGAATCGCCGAAAAGCCAGCCGCCATGGGATTGCTCATCACATAGAGCAGGGATTTTCCTCCCATCAGCTCTTCCATCTCGGCGGCTGAGTTAATATCGTAGCGAAGGCGGCGCTCCTTGCCGCCAATCGTAATAAACACCGGTCCTGTCATCGTTCATTCCTCCATTTTCAAGAAAACAGGGTGCACAGTCCAAACTGCACACCCCATCCGTTATGCCGCGGGCGCAACGCCCGGAGTTGTATTCGCTGAAACCGGAGCCGCCGTCAAACCGGCGCATGTCCCATTGGCAATGGCAATGTTGAGAGTGCTGTCATTAGCCGCCGCGGTCAAAGCCGTCAGTTCCACGATAGCCCCATAGCCGCCCACGCTGAATTTGGCGGTCACCGCGCTGTCTGCAGCCAAAGCTTCTCTGGCTTTTTGCGCTGCCACAGCCGCCGAATCATTGAGCGCCACGGCTACGCTGATGGCTTTTGGCGAGCCGGTCATCCCGGCGGCAGTCACTGTGAAGGTGGCATTGCCGGCGGTAGTAATTGCACCGACAACCTCAGCCGTTTCCACCTGTTTGGTGCCGTTTACCTCTTCCGGCGCACCCGCTCCGGCCAAGGTAATTTTATATGTCGCTACCCCGTCATGCGGAGACTCCTCGCTCAAATCGGTAATGGCCGCATAGCCTTGGAATTTCGAGCCATCCTTGCGGACATACCGCACATGCACCAGCTCGCGGTTGGCAAAAACCGTGAGCAGCTTGGCACGGCCCGCGTCAATACTCAGGCCTGATGCGTCGGTTAGCATCACCGCATCGGCGTCAATGCTCCAGGACATCATGCCGGGTACGCTGGTTTTCCATGCTCCCGACTGCTTATTGGACGCATCGATCTGTTCCGCTGTCAGGCTCAAGGTCGCGCCCCGCTGGCCGCCAATCACCGTCCAGACCGGCGTTTCGGCCGTCCCGGTATTCACTTTCAGCAGAAAATCCACGCCATCGCTTGGAATCAAAGGCATCTTTCATCACTCCTTAGTATCAATAATCGTAAACTTGAAGGTTACCGTAGCTTCGCGGTGCGTTTCCAGGCGTTCCACCGAATGGCTGTCCACGCTCGAAAGCCCGACCTGCCACTCGTCGGTTAAAATCAGTGGCTCGCTTTGTATAGCCGAAATTGCCCTGTCGCAAAGCTCCGCCACTTCCTTGTCCCCTTGGTACTCGCTGTAGACTTTGAGGGTAGCCATGACGTCCGCGCCGCATACCGTTTTGGTGCTCCAGCTCTCTGCCGTTGTGTCGGTCAGCACCACATAGGGTGCTTTTTTGCCTGCCGGCACATAGTCATAAACCGGAGCCGCCATCTGACTTTTTATACGCTCAAAGAGCGCCTTGTTTAGCGGCGACACTGGGGATCGTTTCATCGTCTCACCTCATTTCGCACCGCTGTCCGGATCTTCTCTTGGATGCCCGGCATCAGCTCACGGCGCGCCCGCTCGGCAAAATGCTTGCCCTTCACGCCTCGCTTGGTGCCATATTCCTGCAGCGGCGCATGCGGCGCTTTGGCCCTGACCATGCGAGAGATGCCGTATTTGCCCTTGCGGTTCACGATACTTTTGCGCAAAAGGCCGCTTTTGACCGGAGCCAGCGAGCGCTCGCGTTTTCGAACTTCTTTAGCCCCCAGCTCGGTTTCTTTTTCAATCGCCTGACTGACATTGGTAGAAATGAGATCGCCGAAGGAAACGCATTGATCAATGCCGGTTACCCTAATTACCGGCCGCATCGGCCACCACCTCCCGACATTCCAGTCTTAAAAACGCATGCTTTTCTTCCACATCAATAGGCGGCCCGATCTGCTCAAAAATGCGGCCGCCATATTGAATCCGGTCCGACACCGCCACATCGCGGCGATAGCGAATAATGATCCGGTGTAAAATTTCGGGCGTCAGCTGCTCATATTGGTCTACCGTCTTGGCGGTCAACGCCATAAGCTTGGCCCAAACGGCAGCTCGCGTCGTATAAATCGTTTCATAGCCGCCTTGATCGTCCGGCACCTGGGTTTCCTTCAGCAAGATGCAGCGGCAGTTCAGTTCTCCTGGGTTCATATCATCACCTACCAGAGATGCGCGCGATATGGGGAAAGAAGGACATACACCACATTGGGAATATCCTCGCCCGCGCGCTGTTCATAAAAATGTCCGATTAAAATCAGCAAGGCTTGTTTAACGGGAGTTGGCGTTTCACTCGGCAGCGGCGCTTGCAGATAGTTTTCTGAGTGAGATATCGCCGCGGAAAGTAAGGCGGTGAGAAGGGAATTTTCCTCCTCACCGTCAATGCGCAGGTATTCCTTCATTTCCGTCAGTGTCAGCGGCTCAGCCATTGGTTGGTTCCATGAGACCCGCAGTTTTTAGCTTGGCCAGAAGCAAGTTGAAGTCCGTCACCAGCCCCGCTATAGTAGTAGCCGTACTGTCAGCCTGAAACGCGGCTGGCGTAAAAAGGCCCACCACCTGCCCGCCTGCCACAATCTCCAAGGTACCGCCAATTACGGTTCTTTCTCCGCCTTGCTCCGTATAGTTTTTGACGTTACTCATCGTTTCTCACCTACGCTTTCATTTGCAGCACTTTGACAGCTTCGGCGAGAATCAGCTTGCCGTCGACACGCTGAGTGGCCTTGAAGCCCACCTGCCCGGTTGCCGCATAGAGTTCGTTAAGCCGCTGGAAGGCTCTGCCCTGGCGGTCCGCCACCCAGTAGTAGCTGAAATCGCCAAAGGCGATAGTTTTCGCCGCCGCCGCGATGGCTGGAACATAAGCGGAGGTCTTCAGCGGACGGTTTAAGATGGTATCCGGCTGGCCTGCGGTCACCGAAGGCTGCCAAAGGTACTGGCCGTTTCCATCTTTCAGCTTGCGGATGGACTTGACGGTCGCGTCATTAGTGACGAATACGGCATTCTTGCGGTACGGCGATTTCAGGGAGTAGAACAGGTCCATGATTTCGTCGATAGTGATGGCCGAAGCGCTGGCAGTCGTGATTCCCACGCCGGCACCGCCGGTGGTATTGAAAATGCCGGTAGGTTTTCCGGTCCCGTCACCGACAAAGAAGGCTTCCTCCTCTTTCGCCCCAATGCGCCGGCCAAACTCCTTGGCAATATACTGCTCCAGGTTAAACACGCTGTCGTTTAAGAGTTCCTCCGACACCTTGATCATCGTAGCCAGCTTGTAGGCTCCAATGGAAACCTGACCAAAGGCATCGTCCGACTCGGGGATCGCGCCTTCTTCGTCCACCCAGGAAGCGGTTCCCTTGGTGGCGACTACCGGAATTTTGCGATCCCCCGATGAAGTGGTAATGATCGTAGCCAGTTGCCGGAAAATGTTTTCTTCCTGCAGGGCTTCTACGAGAGTGCGCTCAAATTCATCCGGCACCAGGTAGCCGCCTTCGGAGTCAGTGCCGACTTGCAGGGCATTTTGCACATCAAAGCTGTTTTTGTTCTTCATTGCCTTCCAAAAGGCCGCTTTGTATTCGCTGGACGCCCGACCGGTTTTCTCTGTCTCCTGATGCTGGCTGGGTTTGTTCGTAATGGCAGCGGTGGTAGGCTTGGACAGTTCGAGGTCCAGCACCGCTTGGCGCTCTAGGCGGTCGATTTCTTTACCCAAGCTCACAACATCGGCTTCCATCTTTTCATAGGTGGCCGTATCTTCCGCAGACAGCAGGCCGTTTTCATTGCGCCGGGAATCTAAAAAAGCTTTGGTGCTGTCCCAAAGCTTGGCGCGTTTCTCGCGCAGTTCCAGTATTTTATTCATATCCAGTTCCTCCCTGTTTTTTATTTCAAGAGTTTAAGTCTTGTGAGAAGTTCTTTGTGCGGCGTCCCCGCCAATGCAGCCTGCGGCTTCTCTTTTTCCCTAGGAAGCTTTCGTAAAAAAGCGTTGGTGACGGTTAGGCGGTCAAAAATAAAACCCTCTGCCGCATCCTGTGCATCAGGCGCGTAGAGGATTTTATCGGCAAAGCCCAGTTCCACCGCTTTTTGCGCGCTGAACCAGGTTTCCGCGTCCATCATATTTGAAATTTTTCCGCGGGGCAGGCCAGTCCGCTGTTCATAGGCGTTGATAATGCTTTCCTTGACCTCGCTTAGCATCTTGATGCCGCTCGCGAGATCCGCCGCTTCACCGAAGATTACCGTAGCCGGATTGTGGATCATCATCATGGCCACCGGCGACATCACGATTTCATCGCCAGCCATGGCGATCACCGATGCTGCACTGGCCGCGATGCCGTCAATCTTGACAGTGACCTTGCCCTCATACTCCTTGATCATGGTGTAGATCTGGCTGGCCGCGAACACATCGCCGCCTGGAGAATTGAGCCAAACCGCGATGTCACCGGCAGATGCCGTAAGCTCGGCCTTGAATTTTTTCGGGGTGATGTCATCGTCAAACCAGCTGTCTTGGGCGATATAGCCGTCAAAATAGAGTGTGCGGCCGTCCTCGTTTTTTACCCAGTTCCAAAATTTCTTCATTTGCTTCCCTCCATTCCCTTTGCATTGTTTTGGGCAAATGCCCCCGCGTTAGCCAGCTTGGTCATGTTGCCGTTGATGAGATACAAGTCTCCGCCCAATTCTGCCGGTATCCGGTTTAGATTTTCCAGTTCGCGGATGTCGTTGCTGGAAAGCCAGCCGTTTTGCCTGCCTACGGCGTAGCCGTTCATTCGGCTCTGGTAATCTCCGCGGAGTAGCCCATCCACATTGAATTTTACAAAGTACTGCCGCTTTTCATTTTCACTGAACAAGGCCCGCTGCATGGCTTGCTCCCAGCGCACCACCCATGGGTCCAGGGTGTACATGACAAATTCTAAGGACTGCTGCTCAATATTGGAGAAGCTGGATTTCTCCAGATCGCCGATCATGTGGGGCGGAATGCGAAAGATGCGGGCAATCTCGTTAATTTGGAACTTGCGAGTTTCTAAAAACTGCGCTTGTTCCGGCGGTATGCCGATGCTTTGAAACTTCATACCCTCTTCCAGCACCGCTACCCGATGAGCGTTGCTACTTCCCTGGTACACGGCATTCCAGCTTTCCCGGATACGCGCCGGATCTTTGACCACGCCGGGATGCTCGAGTACTCCTCCGGGATTTGCCCCATTGGCAAAGAACTTAGCCCCGTATTCTTCGGTGGCGATGGCCATTCCGATCGCATTTTTGGCCATAGCGATCGGCGAGTAGCCGATAAGGCCGTCAAAGCCAAGTCCTGGAATGTGGAGGACTTCGTAATTGCGCAATAAAAATGTCTGCCCATCTTTTTCGTATTGGTAGTACAGAATTCCCTGATCGTTCCGGTTGACGAGCATCTTATTGGGTAGCAATGGGTACAGGCCGACCACTTTGCCCCGCCCGTCCCGGATGATCTGCGCATAAGCATTGCCCCATAACAAAAGATGCCCCATCAGTGTTTCGCGAAACACGAATGAGGTCATCTCCGAATTTGGCTCGCTATGGAGCAAATAATAGATTGGATGGTCGATGGCTTTTTCTTTGCCGTTGGCTGTATAACGATAAGTGTGCATTGGCAGCGAAGCGATGGTTTCCGCCAGGATTCTGACGCAGGCGTAGACCGCAGTGGTCTGCAGCGCCGTTCGCTCATTGACCGTCTTGCCGCTGGAGCTTGCGCCGAAGAAAAAGCTGTAGGCGCTGCCCCAGAAGCTATTTTGCGGGCTAGCTCTTGTTTGAAAAAATCTCGATATAAAAGGAATTTTCATGAGTCACCTCCTGAAAATAGACGCAAAAAAAGCACCTCCAAAGAGATGCTTCTAGAAAATGCTTGTTTTGTCAACACCTTATACTTTTTCAAAAGCGTCATCAAACCTTTGCAAAATCGGGCAATAATGATGATGATCATGAGAAATACCAACTCTATTTTTTGCCATCATAGCTGCCACAGTACCAACATAACTTGCTGGCGAGCTACATCCGCCTTTTGCATACAAATGTGCTATAGCTTGTATTTGATTTTTCAACCAGACGGGCATACCGTTAAAGATTTGATTAGACGAAAACTTACATCTAGCATTTCTGCTTAAAAAGAGAACAACTTCAGTTTCAACAGCATTCAAAAGCCCCGCACCATTTAACAAGATTGCTTGTGGATTCATTTTTTCTCCTCCCATCACAACTTCTCATACCACATAACAT